CCAGCAGATGCTATGGGTCATTCTCTTCTTCTTCTCTGGGGTCCTGAGGCTCAAGGGGATATCGTCAGGTGGTTCCAACTTGGGGGACTCTGGCCTTTTGTGGCACTCCACGGGGCCTTTAGTCTGATTGGATTCATGCTTCGTCAGTTTGAAATTGCACGTTTAGTAGGAATTAGACCGTACAATGCTATTGCGTTTTCTGGGCCTATTGCTGTTTTTGTCAGTGTGTTTCTCATGTATCCACTCGGACAATCATCTTGGTTCTTTGCGCCGTCGTTTGGTGTTGCTGCGATTTTTAGGTTCCTCCTATTCTTACAAGGTTTCCATAACTGGACACTCAACCCCTTTCATATGATGGGAGTTGCTGGTATACTGGGAGGAGCACTACTCTGTGCGATTCACGGAGCAACCGTAGAAAATACTCTATTTGAAGATAGTGAGCAAGCAAATACATTCAAAGCATTTGAACCTACGCAAGAGGAAGAGACTTATTCAATGGTTACTGCGAACAGATTCTGGTCACAGATTTTTGGTATTGCTTTTAGTAATAAGCGTTGGCTTCATTTCTTCATGCTTTTCGTTCCCGTTATGGGTCTTTGGACTTCTTCTATTGGTATTATTGGTCTTGCTCTCAATCTTCGTGCTTACGATTTCGTAAGTCAGGAGATTCGAGCAGCAGAAGACCCTGAGTTTGAAACCTTCTACACTAAGAACATTCTTCTGAATGAAGGTCTTCGTGCCTGGATGGCTCCAGTAGACCAACCTCATGAACAATTTGTATTTCCAGAGGAGGTTCTTCCCAGAGGTAACGCACTGTGAGCATACAGTATTTTCTATACTTAGTTCTATTCGTATTTGCCTTAATCGTTATTCTGAATGAGGATCACGATAATGACGATGATCAAGATGGGGGTATTTTACAACCTGTTTATTCACGAGGAGAAACCTAGAAATAAATAAGGGAGTTCCAAAAGGACTCCTTTTTTTATGGACTTTCTTTACATTCTCCTCGTATTCCAACTGTTCGGAATTCTCATGTTTATATTGTCCATCACACAAGACCTCTAAATATCTAAAAATCTAAATTATGGATTACCCAAGAATTAGATCAAACTTTCAAATATTAAATAAATTTCTTGTTGAATTGCAAACTAACATGAATTCTGCAATTCCTGAGATTTATCTGAAACTTGAAGAGGCAGATAATCAAGAGGTGGGTCAGGGATTCATCTCTGATCTTTTCTGGAGTGCATTCAATTTAATCACAACAATCGAAACACTTGAAGGAAAAGAAGTGATTGCTTGGTTCTTGGGTGCCATTGTTCAAGATGTTCATGACCATATTGATCAGTATCCAGATTTAAATGGTGAGATTGCTAGTTTATATAACAGAATGACAACTACTATCACCTATTTAAAGGATGATAAGATTTCACCAGTTGTAGATAATCCAGAAGCACATTTGGATGATACTTATACCTACAATGGTAAGACAATGAAAGTATCAGAGTTTAACAACTTTGATTTTGTTTATGCATCAAGTGGTTATAATCTTGCTCTCAATGCAGTCAGTAAAGAATGCAAGTCACAAGCACTTAGAAAGTGTTTTCCATATTGGAAGTGGAAAATTGGATTCTGGTTTGCAGAAAATCCACAAACAAATCCCTGTACCCAGTGCAATTGGGGATGTGATGATTGGGCTGATGTTAGAGAGTTTTATGAAGACATGAACCAACCAATATTTGATTATAAAGGAAATAAGATTGCCAATGACATCTATGATTGGGTGAAGAAACTTTATGAAGATGCACCAGCACGATTTTATGCGATTGAACCAGTTTCGGATCCAAATGTAAGAATCAATCCCAATCATGGAAGTTACAATCCAAACGGTGCATTCATTAATGAGTATTGTTTGGTTTGGGGCAGAGATGATTTCTTAAAAGATTGGAAGGACTTTCCTGACGATTTAGCAAGATGGATGTTTAATGATGTTAATCCAGATGGATTTGTGGATCGTAATGATTTCTATTATAATTGGAATCTTGATGCCGCAAATTGTATGTGGAAACAAACTCATCGTCCACCAGATCCAAATATATCAAAACCTAATTTATTTGAAAAAATTGTAAAGTATTTTTTAAAAATTATTTAAATGATATCCTCAGAAACTCCATATAAACTTGCAGAAATTATCAGAGATACTTGGCCCAATCTTTACAGACCGATGGAGAAAGAGTATAATAATAAGACACTACAAAAATTCAATGACAAAAGGAAGCAATGATATGTTAGGGCAACTTGCAATTGCTCTTGAAAAACTTGGATGGGATTCAAATGATGAACTGCAAGTGAATATTGGTGGAGTTGCGGTGACAGGCACAGAAACAAATCCAAATGCAAATCCAAAATGGGCAAAACCTTATGGAACTATTACCTATCAGAATGATGCCTTTATCGTGATTAAAAATGTAAATCGTAATCCTGTAGTCCCTTCGCAACCTAGTCATGAATAAGTATAATAGTGAAGATTATTTTTCAGTTATTAACACTAAGACTGGAAGGAAAATTGTTGATTGTGGTGAAGAATTAGACGCACTTGTAATGGTTTCTTTTGACCCACAAAACCGAACGATTACAAGAAATAAAATTCTGATGAGTCCTGTAATTGATATTGAGATTCCAAAGGCACTTCCAACTAACGAAGTTGTTGTGGTGTATGATGTTCCCGCAGAAAACTTTGATGAGTATTGGGACAATCTACTACCTCCCAATCAAACAAAGCTTCCACAAGGACAACAAGAACCTTTTGTTGTGTGAATCAGGGGTTATAAGAACTAGCAATAAATAAAAATAAGTTGCTAAACTTTATGGAACTTTACACTTCTCCACAAGAATATCTTTTTAATCTTAAAACTTTATCAAATCAAGAAGCAAAACGATTGTGGAGAAAATCAATTAAAGAAAAATGGAATCATCAATGTGCTTATTGTGATTCGAATCAAAATTTAACAATCGATCATATAGTTCCACAAGCAAAAGGTGGAAGTGATTTTATTACAAATGTTGTTTGTTGTTGTGAATCTTGCAATCGTGATAAGGCACACACTGATTGGGAAACTTGGTATTATAATCAAGACTTCTTTACAGAAGCAAAAAGAAATGCTATAGTTGATTGGATGAGTAATAAAGAAAAACAACCTTTGTATAAGTATCGTCAAAGGAGGAACAACGCTTCTTAATATGGAAGATGGTAGTTTTTACCCCATTGCTGTAGAAGTAATGGGGACTTTAATATCAATTTTAATAATTCTTATACCCTTATTAATAGTTTTATGAGTTTCACAGTTTATTCAAAAAAAGGTTGTCCTTATTGCGACAAAATTAAAATGGTTCTAAGTGATTTGAGTATCAAGAAAGGATACCCAGTTATTTGTTATGAACTCGGAACCCAATTCACAAGAGAAGAATTCTATGCTGAATTTGGGGAAGGTTCTACATTTCCACAAGTTGTTTTTGAACAAAAGCATATTGGTGGATGTAGTGATACAGTGAAGTACTTACAAGAGAATAATATGTTTTGATGGGTACTATAAATAATTCTGGAAGAACAAACATCAATCGTGGTGTTGAGTTAATACTTCGAAAAACAGGAGGAACAAATCAACCAGAATTGGATTCTAGACAGTTCAGTTTTGGAAAAATGTTTTCTCTTTTTAATAGAGAGATACATTTTAAAATTGAACTAAAATTAATTAAAAAAACGTAGTCTCTTGGAGAAAAAAATGGAATCAGCAACACCTTATATTCTTTTCTTTTGTGGTATAGGAATTATTGGTTCCTTTTTGATTGGAATTATGATAGGATGGTTTGGTAATGACTTGTTTTATTCGTTAATGAATAAAAATAGAATAGTGACACATCCAGAAATGTTTGATGAAAACGGTAATATTATACCAGACGAAATTTTGGCAGTACGATTTGAAAACAATTATGACGACAACGACGACGAAGAAGACAGAGACTGAACTCGAAATTCTTCCTACAAATCCATTTGTGTTTGAAATCCTTGCTCTTGCTTCAAAACAAAGGTCAAAAGCAAAGAAAGTAGAAGTACTCAAAACATACGAACACGATTCATTAAAAGCAATTTTTATTTGGAATTTTGATGAAACCGTAGTATCTGTTTTACCAGAAGGTGATATTCCTTACTCTAATCTTAAGGAAGATTTTAAAGTAAGTGGAAATCTTTCCGATAGAGTAAAACAGGAAATTGAAACTATGGAACACTACTCCACTACGTCGATGGGAACAATTCAAGATAGAAGTGGTAAAACAACTCTTCGTAAAGAATTTACGATGCTTTATAATTTTGTCCGAGGTGGTAACGATAGTTTAAGTTCTATTCGTAGAGAAATGATGTTTATTAATATGCTTGAAGGACTTCATCCTCTGGAAGCAGAAATTGTTTGTCTTGTAAAAGACAAAAAACTTGAAAGTAAATATAAAATTAATAAGGATATTGTTTCTGAAGCATATCCTGATATTCAATGGGGTGGAAGGTCCTAATTACAAGGAAAATAATTATGAATATTTTGAAAAAAGATTGCGATCCAATTGATGCAAAAGATGGAAGTCTTCCTATCAACTCTTATCTTGTAACTTATCTTGTAAAAGATAAAGAGAAGTATGATATAGTGCAAGCAGGGGGTAAGGTGGAAATTTTTGATAATTATTATGATGAATATGGTAAAGGTGCAATTAAAGAAATTAAATGGACTGATGGAAAAGTAAATCCAAAAGTTTATGGTTTTGTTCCAAAAGAAACGAAAAAGAGAAAATAATGGTATTAAATGTTACAAAAATAATTAACTAAATAATCTGACGTTCATTTGCTATTTGCACATTGCAAATACAGACGGAAGTAAGCCGACGCGGAACGGATCGTTCAGGATTATTTCAATCCCGCAAACGCCGACTGAAGGAACGCTCTTTAATTTAAACAACTAAGGAGAAAACCTAATGTCACAAGTGGTATATCGTGGTGTCCCTTATGACACCGAATTACGTAACCAAAAACAAGATCAACAACAACCTCAACAATATAATGCACAATATCGTGGGGTAAAGTATGTAAAGGAGGTTGAGAAAAAGTGAAAACTAAAAACAACTGGCAATTAGTTTTAATCAAGCAACAAAAAGAAAAAGAACAACGTAAACATCAAGCAAAACTAGCAATGGCAATGCGTTGATTTAACAGGAGGGATTGATTCCCTCCTTTTTTTATGCTAAAATAAAGGGAGAAAATTTTATTATATGGATAGAGAAAAAGTTAAACTGATTATACGGAATATGGAACTGCTTTTGGATTCTTTAAAAGTAGAAATTTATTCAAACGTTCAAGCAAATAAAGTAGAAAGTAATCAAGAAATTATTGATTACGATGAAGTATTTGAGGATAATGATGACTAGCAGATCGAGGCAATTAGTTAAACTACTTAAAAGATTAATAAAACAGGAACATTTGTATTCAGACAAACAACTGAAGGAAATGAAATCACAATTAAAAGTTGTGGAAAATGAACTTGTAGAATTGGAAAAACTCACATCAAAAGGATTTGGAAAGAAATGAAACCAATTAAAGCAAAAGACCTTCTTGAATTGGATAAAGAAATGAAAGTTGTGATGCTCAATCAAACACAACTTCCACAGACTCTTGTTTGGCAAGGAGGTAAAAATGATTACTCAGAAGAACCTATTCATACTAAGTGTCCACCAAATGAAAAAGAGTGTGGTAAATGGGTTATTGAGCAACTACTTGCAAATGAACGTGGGCACTGGGGTCCATTGGAGCATCCTGCGATTACTTTGGACTGCGTTGGATTTGTTCATAATGTAATGGTTCAGGCACGAACTCATCGGGTTGGTGTAAGTTTTGATGTTCAATCTCAACGTTATACTGGTCGTCGTGTTCTAAAAGTTGCCAAGGGTGAACTGAAACCCCAGGAAGTTTATTATGTGCGTCCTCCTGGTCTTTATTTAGACCGCAAGGCACATAAGTATGAATGGACTATGGAAGATTACGAAAGGCAGTTAAAGTTCTGTCTGTCGGCATCTGAGAGATATGCAGAGGGTTATGAGAATCGTGGTATGGCAGAAGAACATCTTCGTGATTATCTTCCTCAAAATATTCGTCAGAACTTTGTAGTCTCATTCTCTCTTCGTGCTGTGCTACACTTTCTCGATCTTCGTGCAAAGTTGGACGCACAGGTAGAAATTCAGGCACTTTGTGAGGCAATGGTCCCTATCATTAAAGAATGGGTTCCTGAGATTTTTAGTTACTATGAAGAGAAGCGTCTTCATAAAGCACGTTTGAGTCCTTAATCTAAATAACCATACACATTATTAAAATTTATGGCAATATATCCCATTATTCATAAAGAAACAGGTGAAACGAAAGTTATTGAAATGAGTGTCAATGATATTATGCAGTGGTATAAAGACAACCCTGAATGGCAGAGAGATTGGTCTCAGGGTTGTGCCTCACCAGGAGAAGTTGGTGATTTATTAAGTAGACACGTTAGAAGAAACCCTGGATGGAATGATGTCCTTCACAAGGTTTCGAAAGTTCCAGGTGCAAATGTAAAACCAATTTAACTATGGCAAGAAAAAGAAGAAGCAATGACAATCATCCAATTGGTATTGGGATGACTGCAAAACAAATGAAAAAAAGAAAACCAATTAGTGCTGACTATTTGGTTGATGTTGAACCCCTTACAGAAAATCAAAAGAAACTTTTTGCAGCATATGAAGAAGGTAAGCATTTAGTTGCCTATGGTGCTGCTGGCACAGGTAAAACGTTTATTACTCTTTATAATGCACTTAGAGATGTATTAGACGAGACAACACCATACGAACAAATTTATGTTGTTCGTTCTCTTGTAGCAACTCGTGAAATTGGTTTTCTTCCAGGAGACCACGATGATAAGTCTGCTCTTTATCAAATTCCTTATAAGAATATGGTAAAGTATATGTTCCAGATGCCAAGTGATGCAGACTTTGAGATGCTTTATGGTAATCTCAAATCTCAAGAAACTGTAAAGTTTTGGAGCACCTCATTTATTCGTGGCACAACTCTTGATAATTCAATTATCATTGTTGATGAATATCAAAATCTTAATTTTCACGAATTGGATTCCATCATCACTCGTGTTGGTGAAAATAGTAGAATTTGTTTCTGTGGAGATGCAACTCAAACTGATTTAGTAAAGTCAAATGAAAAAAATGGTATTGTTGACTTTATGAATATTTTAAGAAAGATGGATTCATTTGACTTAGTTGAATTTGGTATTGATGATATTGTTCGTTCTGGACTTGTAAAAGAGTATATCACTGCAAAATTGGAACTTGGATTGTGATGTTTAATTTTATTGATATTGAACTTCCTCAACTTGAGAGGGAGACTATTGATGGAGTTCGTTATTATAAAATTCCTGATAATGGTGAATTGCTTCGTTTTGCTTCAATTACATCTGTGACCAGTCATAAGAACCGTCAGTTCTTTGCTGATTGGAGAAACAAAGTAGGAGAAGAAACCGCAAATAAAATCACAAAGCAAGCAACTAGTCGTGGAACTGATATGCATACTCTTTCCGAAATGTATTTGAAGAATGAGAGTTTGCCCTCTGACGTTCTTCCAATTTCACAAATGTTATTTGGAATTGCGAAACCTTATTTAAATAAGATAAATAATATTCACGCACTTGAAAATTCTTTGTATAGTAAGGTTTTAGGTGTTGCGGGAACGGTTGATTGTATTGCAGAATACGATGGGGAATTAGCAGTTATTGACTTTAAGACCTCGAAAAAACCAAAACCAAAAGATTGGATTGAACACTATTTCGTTCAATGTGCTGCTTATGCTTGTATGTTATATGAACTTACTGGTATAATGGTAAAGAAATTTGTAATCATTATGGCTTGTGAAAATGGAGAATGCGAAATTTATGAAGAATACGACAAAGGAAAGTACATTAAGTTACTCACCGAATATATTAGAGAATTTGTTAGAGATAAACTTCAGCAGTATGAATGATAAACTCAAGGAAGAATTAAATAACAAATTTCTATGTCCTCAAAAGTTTGCTCAGGACATAGAACATATTGTTAAAGAATCTAAAATCAATTATATTGATGCAATCGTCACATATTGTGAAGAAAATAACATTGAAATTGATACTATATCTAAATTAGTTTCTAAACCATTGAAAGAGAAACTTAAAAATGATGCGACCGAATTAAATTTTTTGAAGAAAACTACTCGTGCTAAATTGCCATTGTGACTCCTTTTGATGTATATAAAACTTACTTAGCATTCAAAAATCATTTTACAAAAGAAAATTACGATTACTTTAAGTATTGTGGAAAGTCCAGAGCATCTCTGGACTCTTTTCATAAGAGAAAGGATAGATATTTCTTTGAACGAACTTCCAGACAGAAAAATGATGATGAAATCAAAGCATATTTTGTAGCAAATTTTGCTGAATGTAATGACACACAATCTTTATGGATTGGTGAAATTATCGAAAATGGAGAACAAATTTATACAAATTGGTTAAAGAAATCCCAAAGTCTTTTTTACTTATTCAAAACAGAAGCAGAAGTCTTTATTCATAAAGATAGTTTTGAAAAACTGTTTGAGATAAAAAATAATCAACATCCAGAAATTCTCAAAAAGTATTTTCAAAAGGCAATCAGTTTGGAAACGATGGTGATATTGGATATGATATTGGGTTATGTAAAAAAGTTTGATAAGAAATTAACAGACCCAGTGTGGGAAACCGTCAGTCTAAGAATTCGAAAATATCAACCATTCCTAAATATTGATATAGCAAAGTATAAAGAAGTCCTCAAGGAGATTGTTTTATGAGCAGATTTTTTGATTCAGAACAGGTCAGAGAATCTTTATTTGAACTTGATGAACTTCAACATAAACTTTTCAATGAATTATTGGAACTTCCTTTTTCTGGTTCGGATAAAAAAAGGGAACATCTAGAAACAATGAAGAATTTTTTAGAAAAACAAAAAGTCTTTATTTTTAGATTATCTCTATCCAATGATCCAGAAGCAATAGAAATGAAGAATCGAATTCTTGATTCCGCTAAAATGTTTGGATTGGAATCGGGAGACAATATCAATACGTTCTTTGCGAAAATGGAAGAGTCGATCGAAAACCTCGAAAAGACCCTTGACGACTGACCTCATACCTGCTATACTTAATACGTACAATACTTCCAATACTACTAATACGGAGAATACGAATGTCTTTTGCTGATCTTAAAAAGCAATCTAAGATGGGTTCTTTGACCGAGAAACTCATCAAACAAGTTGAGAAACTCAACGATGGTGGTTCCAAAGATGATGATCGTTTTTGGAAACCTGTAATGGATAAAGGTGGAACTGGTTCTGCTGTAATCCGTTTTCTTCCTGCTCCCGAAGGTTGTGATTTGCCTTGGGCTCAGGTTTGGTCTCACGCATTTCAAGGTCCTGGTGGTTGGTTGATTGATAATTGCCTCACCACTTTGGGTCAAAACTGTCCTGTATGTGAAAAGAACCGTGTTCTTTGGAACTCTGGTTCTGATCGTGATAAAGAAGAAGCACGTAAACAAAAACGTAAACTTTCTTATTTCGCAAACATTTATGTTGTAAAAGATCCTGCGAATCCTGCAAATGAAGGACGAGTGTTCCTTTATAAGTTTGGTAAGAAAATCTTTGATAAGATTATGGCTTCGATGCAACCTGAGTTTGATGATGAAGAACCAATTAATCCCTTTGATTTTTGGAAGGGTGCTAACTTCAAACTGAAACTAGTGAAGAAAGATGGTTATTGGAACTATGATAAATCTGAATTCGCACCATCTTCTGCTCTTCTTGATGACGATGATGAACTGGAAACAATCTATAAGTCACTCAACAACTTGAATGACTTTGTTGCTCCAGGTGAGTTCAAGTCTTATGAAGATTTGAAGAAACGTCTTGATTATACTCTTGGTCTCAAAGGAACTCCAAAGTTCCAAGACCCCGAGACGATTGATGAAGAAGAAGAAGTTGAAGTTTCACGTCCTGCGAAAGAAACCACTTCAGTTCGTTCTTCTGTTTCTACTGATGACGAGGAGGATGGGGATGATACACTTGCATATTTTGCGCGTTTAGCAGCAGACTGATTTCAAAATCAACTTTTAAATCCATTTTACCCCCGAAAAAAATCGGGGGTATTTTTTTGTCTGTAGGGTTCACACCCCAGTAATTTTTGGATTATAACCACGTTTAGTATTTTGATTTATATATTGTGAAGATTCCGCATACTTCATAATGTTCTTCATATCACCTATAAAGACTGCTAGGTATTCTGGTTTTAAAATTAATATTTTTCTTTTCTTTTCATTTTCCAAAACTTCATATTCATAATTACTTACTTCTTTAATAGATGAAGATGATGCTTTATTTTTATTTGTATTAGTAATAGAAATTGCTTCAACGTTTCTTGATACTTTTATTTTTACACCATTTATGGGAGGTTGAAGAGACATAAGAATTTTTATTTTATTTAGAATTGTTGTTTGAATTTAAATACTGGGACAATCGCACCATCTACTTCTTCGCCTACAATTTCGTATAATAATGGATTGAGGACTATATCATTTTCAAATATAATATCAAGAACTTGAATGGCAGTATTTTCAGTTCTTCCTTTTACTGTGGTTTCTCCTCCCCAACTGGCAGGCCAAGTATCTAAACTATTTGTGATACTAATATCAATTTTATTTTGTCTTCCACTAATTTTTAATGAAGATAAATTATATCCAATGTCTTTTATAATTGCCTGTGTGGTTTCTGTCGTACCATTATAAACAGGAAGATATTGATTTAAATTGATTGTAATAACATCTGTATCTTCTTTTGGAAATTCACCTAAATTATAACTATTAAATTGTCCTGGACCAGTTGCAACTGATATTTGTTTTCCTGAGTCAACTTGATAACCACCAGGAACTACAACACGTTCATATTCGTCTCTAAATTCAACAGTTTCATAGTGATGAGGTTTTGCAAGTTCTTCATCACTTCCATACTTATCTATAAGATACTTATAAAAACTATTATTATCTAACGGCCAATTTTGATTGATATTTGTGATATTATTTGTGATTAAAATTACCCAATCAAGGTCTGCGTTGTCGTAAACTTTTGCAGCAACTTGGTCTGGTCTTTCATTATCAATAATTTGATAATATTCAAAAGCAGTTATAGCATTCGCAATATCTTCTCTTAATTTTGCTCTTTTGAATATATTTTTAGTTACAACATAATCGTCATTAAATGACTGATTAGGAAAATTCGCAATATACTGGAAATTTGGAAGTTCTCTAAAATACGGCATTTTAGACGGTAGGTCTTTTGAGTATTTAGATATAATAAATGAATAAAATAAATTTAGGAGGCAATAGTACCATATTTTTTTATATGATAGTAAGATTTGCTAGTAATTTGTATAGCATTCAATATGCAGTCATAAATCGTTCCATCATAATATATCTTTTTTGCTGCTGGACTTTTTCCTCCAGTAATATTTGGATTTTTAATTCCTTTATTCCAAGGAACTTTTCCTTGTGTTGCTTCACTTATTTTTCTTTTAGTTTCTTCTGAATGTTTATGTCCAGGAATTCCAGTTCTTGCTTTAGCACGGATAATGACGGAGTTCTTGCTTTTTTCGGTAATAGTTTTAGATTTCCCCTTATTAGATTCTGAAATTTTTTTCTTGTGGTCTATAGTTAATTTTTTTCCTTTTGTTGCTTTACTAATTTTTTTCTTTGTTTCTTCGGAAAGAGTTTTACCATAATTGTAATGATTTTTACCTTTTCCTTTAGAATATAATTTACCTTTCCTTTTAGAATATGATTTACCTTCCATTTTAGGATATGATTTACCTTTCCTTGCTTCACTTATTTTTCTTTTGTGTTCTTCAGATAATGTTGTTCCGTATACAGAAAAACCAGTAGAAGTTTGATATGACTTATTAGCAAAGTGGGGATTTTCTACAACCTTATAATATTCCTGTAAAATAATCTCATCAACATATGCTTCTTCTCTTGTAGCATAATCACTTTTGAGTATTATTTTTTGCGTTGGTTTGAATGTTTTATCTTTGAATGAACCGAAGTAGTTTATATCTTCTTTTGGTAAGCATTTACAACTTCTACTACCAAAATATCCTCTACCATATTCCTCATAGGAATAATAGACATAGTGATACTCTGTGAGTTCCATAACTGCTCTTAAGTTGGTGGTTATTATTATTTATACAGGAAAAGCACCCGAAAGTGCTTTATCCCAACCTGAAAAGAACCACCAACTCAGGCACTTTTATTTATTGATTGAATTAAAATGAATTAGTACCCTACATCGTCTTGTTTTACTGAACTAAAATTATCCAATCTAAGATTACCTGTAAATTTATCAGAAACATCTTCTTGATAATCACTTTCATATACAGGTTCAATTTCTTGGAAGTTTAAAGTCATTTGTACCGATACTGGTTGTCCTTTATCATACGCAGCCCATTGACCGTCAGGAGCATAAACTACACTCATATTAACAAGAGCACAAATCTTAAATTTATTTAATCCAGATATTTCTTCATTCCCTGTTTTGTATGAAAGTTTAAAAACATTTGGAGTTCCAAGAAAAAGAGAAGCAGCACCAGCACCAGACTGTGAGTTTAATTTTCTTGGGGCACTTCCCTGTTTAAACATACGAATAATTCTTTTTACATTTGTTGCTTCACTGGCACTTCTTGGACTCATACGCCAAGTGAAACCAAATTGACGAAGTGTTGGACCTTGGAATAATAATTCAAGGTTTGAGTTTGGGACAATTCCATAACCTCTTGCTAAAATAGTTTCTGCTGGAAGTTCAAATCCAGCATTTTTTAATAATAATGAAGTTATTGCTGCTTTGGTTTGTTGATTTTGTAATAATGCATTTAAATCAGTACCAGTTCCTGCTGCACTTCCTATTGCTGCTATCTGATAGATACTTTGACTAGGCAAATTGACACCAAACTTTGCCTGGACCGCAGTTGCCAAAGCTGCAATTACTGCTTGTGTGATTCCTGTTTGCATTCGGTTAGAACTAACTTTACCAGCAACTGCTGCTGTAAGATTATTCATTGAGTCATCTCCCCAACCTATAGCATTATTATCTTGAATGCCAGAAGGAATTGGTAAAACTGTAGTTGCAATTGGTTTTTTTAAAGCACTGTTTCTTTGTAATCCTTTTATCAAAACTGATGAGAAATCAAAGTTTGGATTTGTAAAAAGGTCTCCAGATGGTGGTTGATAACGATACATTGTAATTTGTAATGTATCTTGTTGATTTTTTAAAATATCAATTGGGTATAGTAATAGACCACTATCTTTAAAAATTTTGTCTTCGTTGTTGCTATCAAAATTAAGATTAGCAGTATCATTAAGATTTATTGACCCTGGTGTTGCTGCTAATATACCACCTACTCCTGGCACTGCCGTTGCTATTCCTGGATTTGTTCCTGGAAAACTATTGTTTACTCCTGCTGGACTATTTTGATTTGCTGGTCTTGCGGTAGCATTAACTACGTTTCCACCAGCAGCACCTCCTTTTGCTTGATATGCCGCATATACCTTTCTTCGCATATCTTCCGATAACTGTTGCGCCAGTGCTGTTGGTTTGTTTGGATCCCCATCTGTAAATAAATTCGGGTCTTTTAATGCATCATTATACCAACTACCGTTTTTATAAAATATTGCATTTCCTGATACTGCGTCATAACCAAGTATATTTTTTTCTTTTAATTCGTAGTCACCATTTGTTGGATCGTATCTAATTCCAAGTTCAAGGCCCAAAGGTCCAACAGATGAACGATAATAATTATCTTTTAATACTTCATATGCCATCTATGGTGCGTCCCAAACTTTGGTTTTAAATACTGGTTGACCTCTTTTATCAACAAATTTCTCTGTTGGAAGCAACGATACTTCTCTCCATTCTTTTTCAGGCACTTTAAAGAATTCAGTCATCACTCCAGAGAAGAGGTATTTATGTAAAGTTTTCTTGGGTGCATTTATAATTCCTTCTTTATTTAGAAAGGATTGTGCGACACCTCCACGATACTGTGGATTAAGATAGTGTAGATTTGCTCCAAGAAACCAACCTTCTGCAAAACTAATTTCTATAATGTAAGATAGAGGATGTTTATCCCAGTATTCATATTTCTGTGGATACTTTGCAGAATACAAAAAGAAAACTAAATCTCCTGGTTTTATAAATCCAGTATCTGCTTCATTAATATCTCTTTTTTGTTGATTTCTCAATTCATTCATTAGTGAATTGGTCCACCAATCACTACTGCGATATTTGTTGCCTGCTTGCTTTCTGATGTCGTCTGCTATCATTTGACTGGAATTCCCAATTCTTTTTCTGTGAATATTTTAAATTCATAATTTCTATCAGCACACCAATTTCTTGCTGCTTCCCATTTTGCCTGATTGACTACCCACATTTTAACTGAATACACCCAAGACTTTGTTCTTCTTTTTGGATTTGTTTCAGGCATTTTTAAATCTTTTTGTGGTTTGATTTCAACAACAAGAGTTCGATTGTTTCCGTCTTTATCTTTATACTTCACAAAAAAGTCTGGAAAATATCTGTGAACTTTATTGTCAATTGGTGAACGATAAGCAATACAAAATTCTTCACTTTTCCAAGAGTTCACACTTTCAGTCAAATCACAATATTGCATAAACTTTAATTCATATGAAGACCTATAAACAATATTTGATGGGTCTCCACCATACTTTTGTGGATTGTGGGGTCTATATTTTCCCTGTCTATATTTACTATCTTCGTTACGAGGCATACATATTATAAACACTTAAAAATATTTATAGATGGCTGCTCCAGATAGAGGGTCTCCGCGTATAGGACCATTTTACCTTAAGATGACGGAAGGTGCTCCAACAAATGGAATGCCCTCAGCAAGAGATATTTTTGGTAATTTATCTCTTACTAGTCAATTTAAAGTATCATTACATTTAACAAATGTTGATGCTGGTGGAAGTGGATTGATGAGTTGGTTGCGTAATTCGAATGTTATTACTGCAAATCAAACAAAAAATTATGTCTATGATTTTTATTGTGCGGAAGCAGTTATTCCTGGAGTTCAGTTTGATGTAACGGAAGAAATGGGAAGTCGTCAGGGAACGATTGAAAGATTTCCAACGAGAAGAATTTTTCCAGAATTTACGATGACTTTTTATGTTGATAATGAATATAATTTAATTCGTCTTTTTGAAGAATGGATGAATTATATCAATCCGTTATATGCTGGGACTGGTCTATTGCCACCAAGTCCAAGAGGACAGGGAGATGGTCCTGGAAAAGAAAAGACAGATTTCTTTCGTTTTAGATACCCAGATGACTATAAGAGAATTATATCACTTACAAAGTTTGAGAGAAATTTTGATAGTTCAAACCCAAATAATGTAAAATTCCCACCACATTTAACTTATAGAATGATTGAAGCATTCCCAACAAATATCACTGCGATGCCTTTAACTTATGAGGGAAGTCAAATTGTAAAAACAACAGTCACTTTCCAGTATACAAGATATGTAATGGAAAAGAATTACGGTACATTAGACAAATAAATAATTTTAATGATAGTATAAATTATGCCATTACCTAAGATTTCTACACCAACGTATGATTTGGTTTTACCATCAACTGGAAAAACAATTAAATACAGACCATTTCTAGTCAAAGAAGAAAAGATATTAATTCTTGCTCTTGAAAGTCAAAGCACAAAAGAAATTACAAATGCAATCAAGCAAGTATTAAAAGATTGCATTTTAACAAAAGGAATTAAAGTAGAAGAACTACCCACTTTTGATATTGAATATATTTTCTTAAATGTTCGTGGTAAGTCAGTTGGAGAAAGTCTTGACTTGATTATAACTTGTGGTGATGATGGAGAAACACAAGTTCCAGTTACAGTGTTTATCGACCAAATTGAAGTTCAAAAAGACCCAGAACATAGCACAGATATTCATCTTGATTCTGATTTGGTTTTGAGAATGAAGTATCCTTCATTAGACCAGTTCATTAAAACTAATTTTGACTTTAGTGCAGAACAAAGTTCATCAAGTATTGAAAGGTCTTTTGATGTAATCACTTCTTGTATTGATGTTATTTTTAACGCAGAGGAAAGTTGGTCTGCTGCGGACTCTACTAAAAAAGAATTGACTGATTGGATTGAAACCTTAAACTCAAATCAATTTAAGGAAATTGAGAAGTTCTTTGATACGATGCCTAGACTTTCTCATACCGTAAAAGTTACAAATCCAAAAACTAAAATTGAAAGTGAAGTTACGTTGGAGGGATTGACATCTTTTTTCGGTTAAGTATGGCTCATATGGAACTAGAGTCATATTTTAGAATTAATTTTGCCTTGATGCAGTTCCATAAATATTCATTAACTGAGATTGAAAATATGATGCCCTGGGAAAGGGACATCTACTTAGCACTTTTACAGCAACATATTGAAGAAGAAAAATTAAAACAGCAGCAACAACAAAATGGTTAGTTCTGTTCTTAGTCCAGAAAAAGTAATAGGAAGACAGAATACAAATAAAGTAGCAGCACAGAACTTTATTTCAGGTGGTTCTATACTTGGTGCTTCTGTTGTGAATGGTGCTGCAAATAAAATTGTAGGTTTTCAAAGAGCAGGAGTTCAACCAGCAGCTCCAGTAGTTAATAATATTGTAAGCACAATAACCACAAATATTAATAATAATGTAACGAATGTAATTAACAAAACTCTTCAGGGATTTTCTGCTGATTATCAAAGACGATTGAAACAAGTAGATGATGCAAAACCAATTGGTATTCTTGGTAAGTTTTTAAATTTTTATAAGACTGCTTTAGGTTTTATAAACTTTTTTGGTAATAAAAAAAATATTAATAAAGTAAGAGATAATTTAGAGGTACTTAAAAAATCATTTACTGAAAGTTTTGAGGTTGCAAAATTAATTCGTCAAGTTATAATCAAAATTGTAAAACAATTATCTAATCTTCCTGTTGCTTCACCTTCTGGTGGTGGAGGATTAAATCTCGATGTTGATATTCCTGGTGGTGGATTGAGGAAATCTGCACCAAGAGGACTTCAGAGAATGATGGGTGGAAAAGGCAAAATGCTTGCTCTTGGTGCTGGTGCATTAGGACTTGGTGCTCTTGGTGCTGGTGCGGTAAATGCACTCTCTGATAGTCCACAAGACCAAGCACAAGCAGCACAGACATCCCCAGAAATTCCTGGGGATGTTGTTGATAAGTTTTCTTCAATTGTTGATAGATTTGCAAATGCAATCAGTGCGATGTTTAAAACGCAAAAAGATAAACCAAAAGGATCTCCTGGTGGTGGAGGAGGTGGATCGAGAAGTCCTGGTGGTCCTAGTCCTGGTGGTCCTAGTCCAAATCCAAATTTAATGGGAGGACCTGGAATAGAAGGATTGGCATCTTTTGTTGCAGGTGCAGAAACTGGGGGAAGATTTGATGCTTATAATGCTGACTTAGGTAAAGGAGACCCCAAAATATTGGATACGAATATAAGTAATCTTAGATCTTATATTTCAAAATACCCCAATAGTTCTGGTGCAGTTGGAGCATATCAATTTATGCCAGAAACAGCAGAGGGTTTGGCAAAACAAATGGGAATTGATCCAACTAAAACAAAATTTACACCAGAAGTACAAAAACAATTACATTTGTTCCATTTAAATCAACTTGGATATGGAAAGTATGTGAAAGGTGAAATGTCAAAAGAAGATTTTGGTGCAGCAATTGCACAACAATATAGAGCAGTTCCAAACCCAAGAACAGGTTATACTTGGAATGATAGTGCGGCAGTTAGAAATAAGGCTCAAGTTACTAATGAGCAATATTTGAGAGCATTGGAACAATCTAAACAAGGAGCAGTTTCTGGAGCACCACCAGCACCAGTATTACCATCACCAACACCAAAACCTGGAGTGGGTGGTCCAGATTTGCCAGATTTGATGCTTTCACCGCAGAAAAGAGAAGAATTGAAACTTTCTGCCACAACTGTTTCTCAACCACCACCATCACAACAGCAACAACAACCTATTATAATGCCGATTAATTTGGGTGGTGGAGGACAACAACAATCAGGAGGAGGTGGAATGAGTGGTCCTCCACCTTCACAAGGGAGTGGACCATCAGTTCCATTTTTACCAGCAGGAAATCCTGATAATTTCTTGGTTCTTTATTCTAGAATGGTTTATAATATCGTTGACGGATAATGAAAAAAACACTTTCCTCTCCTTTAGTTGCTGCAGCAAATAATATTGTTTCTCTTGGTTCAAGGTCAAACTCTTTATCAAAGTTTCAACGTGAATATATTAATTTTGGTAAATTTTTAGAAGTAGAAAAAAGGTCATTAGAAAAATTAAAACTACCAGACAAGAAGAAAATAAAAGCACTTGCAAGTTTAAATATTGCAAGTAATTTTGGAAAACCAGGAAATCTATTAGGTTCTTTGTTTAGTGGAGCATTAGACCTTGGTGGATTTGTTGGTAATATGTTTCCTGGAAGAGGGAAGATTGGAAAACCACAAAGACCATCAAATATAAAACCACCAAAACCAACACTTAGAGGACCAAAATTAAAATTGGGTGGTATGAGGGCAGTTGGTGTTGGTAATGCACTATTTGCTGGACTTGATTTTGCGACTGGTCTTGCAGAAGGTGAAAGTGTAGGAAAAGCAGCAGCAGGAACAAGTGGAGCACTTGCTGGTGGATTGCTTGGTGGAGCAATCGGTCAAGCACTCATTCCTATTCCAGGACTTGGTTTTGTTGTTGGAAATATAGCTGGTAGTTTTCTTGGTGGATTTGCTGCAGATAGACTTTATGAAGGTGGAAGTTCTCTTAAACAAAAACTTGCCAAAAGATTAAAAGGACAAGAAGAAAAACAAAAAGCACTTACTAGTGATTCTGGTTCTCTTTCTGATTCTATATCTAAATTCGACAAATCGGTTGGAAAATTTGAAGAATTTATTTATAAATCATTTGCTTCAGTTGTGAATGCTGCATCATCTGCTGCTGGTTCTGATGAAATGATGTTGGATTATGGTTTAGATCCAGATTCAGTTCCAGATGCTCCTGAAATTTCAGGAGAACTTCCAGATATGACTGCCGAAGGTGGTCAAATGCCCAGCAAATATACTTCATCTCCTTATGGTTGGAGATGGGGAAGAATTCATAGTGGTGTTGATTATGCTATTACGGAAGGAACCCCAGTAAGTGTGATTCAACCAGGTCAAGTAACCTACGCACAATTTAATGATGGTGGGTATGGATATGCCGTACAAGTTGCTCATCCTGGTGGTTCTAGTAGTTTTTATGGGCATCTAAGTAAAATATTAGTCAAAGAAGGACAACAAATAGAACCTGGAACTGTAATTGGAAATGTCGGAAGTACTGGACGTTCTACTGGACCACACGTTCATTTTGAAGTTAGACAAGGAAGCAAAAGATTAGAAATACCTACAAGTGAAGGAGATAAGTATTTTAGATTTGGTGGAAATGTAAAAGTAAGACCAAAAGCAGGAGTTTCTGGTGCAGGTTCCAATCCTTTTGTTTTAGAATTACACGCAGACCCAAATGCAAAAGGACAAAAAACAGGATTAATCCCAAGCAATACTAGTCCAGATACTGCTGTTTCTCAAGCACTTATTTCTAGTTTTGGGACTTATGGTAAAAATTTTAGAGGAGGATTGGGTGTTACAAATCGAGGTGGAAATATTTTAGAATCAGATATGGCATTAGGTGCTGAAGCAAATGCAAAAAGAATAGTTGAAGCAATGATGAAAGATCCTAAACGAGCATATCATATTTTTGCAGGACACGCTGATGTAACAAAAGGTGAAACTGGTGCTTCTGGAGAAAAAGAATATAATTTGAAAACTGCGGAATTGGTAGAAAAATTAGCAAAGGCACAAGGATTAAATGTAATGTATCACAAATCTATTATTGCAAATGAAGCAAGTGATCCAAATTCAAATCTCTCCAGAATTAAAGCAATAATGGATGCTTCGAAGAAACCTGGAATAGGTGGACCAGAAGCAGACCCAAAAATGCTTGAGATGTATAAACAAGGGTTAATAAATCAAATGAGTAATTATCCATCATATAATCAACCAGGTGGTGGTGCTTCTGTGATTATGCCTATAATGATGGGTGGAGGTGGTGGAGGACAAAAACCAGTCTTCATTCCTGTTGGAGGAGGTGGAGGTGGTGGAACTGTGATTATGCCTGGACCAACTGAAGGTCAAGTGGTAAATAGTCTTATGAAAACAATGTTACTCACCAATCTTTCCGCAACGTAATGGCAGCATCAGTAGCATCCTTTAAACCGAATTATTTTACTATTCAATCTTTGGATGGTAGTACAACTGTTGATGTTACAAACTCTTGTTTGTTCTTTGATTATTTTGAGGATATTTTATCTCCTTGTGTGACTGCTATTGCAGAACTGATGAATAGTTCGTCCTTGTTTAATATCTTACCAATTCGTGGTGGAGAAAAAGTTACAATTAGTGTTGATACTGCTTTTGGTGAATTTGTATTGGATGACTTATATGTTTATAAAGTCAGCAATCTTGATGCACAGAAAAAAAGAGAAATGTTCACTTTACATCTTGTTTCTCGTGAAGGATTAACAAATGAAACTTCAAGGTGTCAGACAATTTATAGAGGAAATTTACAAAATACTGTAACAAAAATACTCAAAGATGACTTAAAAACTAAAAAGTATAAAACTGAAAATATAGAACAAACATCAAATGATTATTCTTTTATCGGAAACAATCGCAAACCATTTCACGTTTTAACTTGGTTGGGACCAAAAGCAGTTCCAGCAAACGGACAAAATTCTGGAACTGCTGGTGAAGAAGCAAGAGGAACTGCTGGTTTCTTATTTTATGAAAACAAAGATGGATTTAATTTTAGAAGTATTGATAGTTTAGTCTCAAGCACAAAAATACAAAATAATAGTGCCGATAAAGAAAATATACCATATTATCTTTTTACACAAGTAATTGAGGAAAATCAGACAAAAACTAATTTTAATATATTGAATTATAATTATGAAAAGAATATTGACTTAATGAAATCATTAAGAGTTGGTATGTATGTAAATAAGACTTATTTTTATGATTTGTATTCCAATACTTTGGATTTATATACTTATAAAGTAAAAGACCAAGTTAAGAGTAAATTGGGTGGTGCTGAAAGTATTGCTGTATCTGATGAATTTGGTGATAGTATTTCTCGTATTATGGTAAGAACATCAGATAGAGGTTCTTTGAAATCAGATGGTTCGGTAAGTGATAGATTGAGAAGTGGTGCTGATATGGCAATGTCATACTCTAGATACAATTTATTGTTTACACAAGCACTAAATATGGTTGTTCCTTGTAATGTAAATTTGAAAGTAGGTGGAATTATTCACGCAGAGTTTCCACGAATAGATAGAAATACAAATATGACTTCAGATGAAGAGCAAAGTGGATATTATTTAATCAAAGAATTAAGACATCATTTTGAAGGTGGACAAATGGTTACAAGTTTGAGACTGATTCGTGATAGTTACGGTCTTTATAGTTCAAATAAATAAGAGAAATGGAATTGCAAGAATTTATCAACGATATATGTGAGGAATTACAAAACTCCTCAATAAATGTACAAAGAAAAAGATATTTAAATGCATATCTAGAAGAACTTTTAGAATATCAAAAGCACAATCCTGATGCTGTTGGTATTCCAAGTACATTAGAATTATTTTGTGACTTAAACCCACACGCACTGGAGTGTAGAATTTACGATGATTGAAGAGGCTTTATTAAAATCCAATTATATTGGAAAAGATGGTTTTAGTTGGTGGATAGGACAAGTTGCTAAAAAGAATACTTGGGAAAAAGGTTCTCAATTTTCCAATCAAGGAGATTGGTCCGCACGATGCAAAGTAAGAATTGTAGGGCATCATTCTTTTGATGGAAATATTTTAGCAGATGATGATTTGCCTTGGGCTCAAATCATGCTTGACCCTTCTTTTGGAAGCGCACAAGGTGGAATTGGAGGAACAATAAATCTCAAGGGTGGAGAAACTTGTTTTGGTTTCTTCCTAGATGGAGATGACGGGCAACAACCTGTAGTTATTGGTTTGTTGTATCGTAGTGATGGAGTTAAGAATTTACAAACAGAAGATGTAGTTAAAAAAGAAAGAAGTTCTCAATTTAAACCATTTACAGGGCACCCTGGAAATAATCCACCAAGTACGCAAAGAAATATTAGAGGTGAGAAGGAAATAGACCAAGCAGACCCAAATAACTCACCAAAAGAAACCACACCAGTCCCAAAAGATTTAGTAAATCTTGCTTACACCACCGACCTTGGGTTCAATATTGATGGAGTTCCAGTTACACCACAATTGGGAGACAAAATTGCAGGAGTATTTAAAAATATTCCTGCTTCTTCAACGAATGCTATTGGAGCAGCGTTTACAAAACAACCCGCATTTATAAAACCAAATGGTTGTCAAAACAATTTAATCGGTCAAATCACGCAAGGACTTCAAGATTTTATTGCGGTTACAAATGGATTGGACCAGTATTTGGGTACTTATATTGACCCAATATTAAATGAAATTGTAGATATTGGAAATTCAATTAGAAATTGTGCTAGACAAATTGGTGGAATTGTAAAATTAATAATTAACAATTTAAGAAATACAATTTTCAAATGTATTGTTTGGGCATTTAGAAAACTTGTAGGATTGGTTGTTCCTCCTCCACAACAAACAATTGTTTTGGAGGTGATGAAAAAAACATTAGATGTAATTTTTTGTATTCTTGAAAAACTCCCTGGTGGTATTATTGATTATATTGAAGGATTGCTTGGTGATTTAGCAGCAAATACAATCAATGCACCAGTTTGTGCTGTGGAGAAATGGACTGCTGGAGTTTTAGCAAAAGTGATGGATAGTATTGAAGAAGCACTTTCCACAATTATGTCTGGAATTGGTTGGTTGACTGGTGGTCTTTCAACTGTATCTGGTATTTTAAATCAAGCAAGTTCATTAGCATCACAAATTTTTAGTTTTCTTGAATGTACTGGTCTTGCTTGTGAAACTCCAAGTGTATGGTCTGCTAATTTTGGACCAAGTGAAAAAGATGCAGACAATTGGCAAAAAATGGTTGATGATGTAAATGTATTTAAAGGTGTAAGTGATGGGTTGGGATCAATTGAATCTGCTTTTGGTGAAACTCCACTTTATGCTGGAATAACTGGAGTATCTAATAATGCATTTAGTCAATGTAACGAAAAGGTAATCAATCCAACAACTCAAGAAGATATTGTCCCACTACCAATTGGGTCAAAATACAAAAGATGCATTCCACCAATCGCAAGAATTGTTGGTGATGGTGTAGGTGCAAGTGCTACTCCAATTGTAGATGAAACTGGTTCAATACTTTCATTTGACATTAAGAGTGGTGGAGTTGGATATACTAAAGCAACAGTTGTAGTTGTAGATAATACAGGACACGGAAGTGGAGCACAAGCAAAGGCAATTATATCTGCTGCTGGTACTGTATCTTCAATATATTTGACTGATATTGGTTCTGGATATTGTCCTGGAAATTATACAAATGTTGGTGTTGGTTCAACTGTAAGTTCTGGAATAAGCAGTGATGTATCTGGGGGTATTCAAGATATAATTGTAATTGCCCCTGGATATGGTTATACCTCTGGCGATACAATCACGGATGGTACAAATACTTACACTCCAATAGTTACTCCTGGTTCTGGTGCGATTGTTGGAATAAAACCAGTAATAAATTCAATTGGTGGATTTAAGACGACACCAACATTAACTATAAATACCAGAACAGGAGTTGCTGCAAATGTTGTTCCACTTATGAAGTTTACCCCAACTTATAATACAGTTAATCAAACAGCAACAGCAACATCAATTTCTGGAATTGTAACATCGGTAATAGATTGTGTATGAGCGACCCACATATTAAACAAAATGTAGGACACAGAGTTGAATCTGGAACATCTTGTTCCGCACAAGGTAAAATAGATTATTCAGTTACCACTGACAATAATCAAGGATTTGTATTTTATGAAAATGGAAATCTAATTATTAGAAATAAAGCATCTTCACACGAGTTGTGTGGAGAACATCTTACTGACGATGTGACACCAGCAAAAACTATTGATGCAGCAAATGGAGATATTCACATTCGAGCAAAGAATGGAACAATTATTTTAGAAGCAGCAAATATTCGTTTAGTTGGTGTTGATGGAAAGGGAGGGGAAATTACAATTCAAGCATCAAAACAAGTTCATATAGATGCTCCAACAGTAGGAGGACAAGGAACAAATATAACTTTAGCTGCCTCTCAAAGTGCTAGTATTGCTGGAAGTAACACTGATGTTACAGGACACGCGCAAGTTACTACTAGTTCTGGTGTAGATAGTGATAGTTCCTCTGTGTTGGGTCAAATTCTTCAAGCAGTTAAAAAGTTTAAAGAATTTTTCAATTCTATTTGTGCTTAATTATGGCTGATTTTACCGTCCTTAATGCTGGGGAAAAACTAGTTGTAGGACAACTAGATATGTCTTTTTTGACTGCTAATTCCAAACTTACACCTGGAACAGCAGTTATTAATGGACCTTGTTATATTGGATTAACTCCACAAATTGGAATTGCAAGAGCAACTTGTATGATTGGTCCTCCTATACCTGGAGTTACTCTTCCTGTTTCTCTTGAAGTGACTGGAATAACTAATTTTGCTGGTATTACAAATACAGCAGGAACTGTAAACGATTTAGCACTATCAAATATTTTTGGATTTACTAGTAGAATTGGTGCCGAAATACAAGCAGCATTTAAAGCAATTTTTGGTCTTAAAACAAATGCTGCAGTACAAATAACACAAGGTCCAAAAGTTTGTCAGGCAATTGCTACTGTTCCATTGATTAAGGCAGACCAAGGAATTTTTAATAATTGTACGGCTGCATTGGGTGTTTTTTCTTCTGTTGCTGCGCCATTTAAAAAATTTGATATCACACATCCCACAAAATCTGGTTATAGGTTAGTTCATACTTGTTTGGAGGGTCCAGAAATTGGTGTATATTATCGTGGTAGACTTGTAAATTCAAATGTAATTGAATTGCCAGAGTATTGGAGAGGTTTGGTAGATGCTGAAACAATTACCGTTTCACTAACTCCACATACATTTCACCAGGAACTTTATGTAAAAAGTATTGAATGGGGAACTAGAATTAAAATTATAAACAATTGTGGTGGACCAGTTGATTGTAGTTATGTTGTTTATGCGGAAAGAAAAGATGTTCCAAGATTGGAAATAGAACCAAAACAAGAAGAAGATAAAACTTATCCTGGTGATAATGCCCAATAAATATGTTATTACTATAAAGAAAAAATATAATTAATTATTATGGCGATATCAACTGATTATGCTGCTGAAATACAACAGATTAATTCCACAGTCGCACAATATTTTGCGTCCATCGGTCAATCGCAAGGTTATTATGTCAACCCACCAAATACTACAAATGCACTTCAAGCACAATTAGATGAGAAAAGAACAGGTGTAGGAAATAGTGATACTTCAATCACAGCAACCATTATTGTAGATCAACAAGAAGAGTTAGACAGAAAACTCTCAGAAGTTGAGATGTTGAAAGATCAATTGACAATTATGGACGTTAAGATTGATCGATTTGATGCTCTTATTCAAAATATTGATAAAGAAATTATTCCTCTTATCGATGAGATTAATGTTGCAATTTCATCAGTAAAAACTGCATATGATGCTAGAATTACTGCTGGTTGTAAGAGTGATTTGTATTGGGAACAAATAGGCATCCAATATTATGGATATGGAGGTTTTTATTATTATAATATATTATATCAATGTAAGAAAAATCCAAATGTAAGAACTGATTACGGTTATTATGGAGCAAAGTATTATAGAAAACCACAAAACCAAGATTATGGTGCAAATATTGTTAAAGAATTTTTAGGTACTATTAGTACAGGAAGTACAAGTTTAGCAATAATAAGTAGTGACGGAACATCAAATTTACAAGTTGGAGATACGATTACAGATAATGTAGATAATCCAACAGTATTTTCTTCTGCGAACTTACCTTCAATTGTTGGTTTTGGAACCACAGCAATTGTAGGAACTTCTACACAATTTGGTGGTACAATTAGTTATGGTTCTACGATTATCGCACATACTGGAATTGGAACTACTGGTAATATTAATGTTGGAGATACAATAACTCTTTCTAATGTTTTAGCACCAAATACAAAAGTTGCTGGTATTGGAACTACAACTGCAACTCAAACAGTTTGGAATCCAAATTATGGTGGTGCTGGTGTTGGTTCGATGATAAGCACATCAGTATCTGTGCCTAGTTTAATTGTAAGTGTTGCATCAATTGGTAGTACCACAGATGGAACATTTACAGTTGGTATTTTATCCACATTTCCATCAGTAATTTTAAGTGGAGCATCCATAAAAGAAGCAACCAATACGAATTTTACATGTATAAGAACTACACAAATTGACGCAACTACATTTGATTATTCAAATAATCCCGTAGACCCAGTGACTATTGGAATTATAGGAAACAATACACTTGGATTGGGACATAAGTTAGTAAGAGTGAATAATGGAAGTCCAGTTGGTCCATTTCAATGGAAAGAAGTAATGACTTCTAGTTTTGCGGATAAAACAGACGCACAATTAAATGATAATGAAAGATATTTAAGAGCAACATATCCAGAACCCGATTGTGGTGCAAGTTATGCAAGATATTATCCAGGAAATACTTCTTGGCCTGTAAAAAATATTTTTACTTATGGTATTGGTGGATATCCTGCAATATCTACATCATTCTCATATGCACAAGAGGGAGATACAGTTATTGTTGGATTTGGTCTTACTTCTCCTTTTGGTATTGGTTATGTAGGAGTATCATCAATAAATCCAAGTGCTGGTGTTTGTAATCCACTTGATACTGCAATCACTAATGCCGAGACAAGCAGGGATACAATTATTGCGAGAAATACTCCAAAGATTGATAGTTTAATTGCGTCGGCAAGTGCTTTGAGAAGTATTCGAGATAAGATGGAAGGACAGGCATTTGCTGTTTTACAAGGAAGAGTCTATGGTGATATCGAAGTCAATAAACTCAAAACAGAACTTGCTGCATTGAGAGCAGTAGATTTAAAACAGTATGAACCAGAAACTTATTATTTTAATCCTGATACTGGAAAAACATCTTCTTCTACTGTTGGTATTGGAACTGTTTAATTTTACTCTATAGAATGAAACCTATATATTATAAGAAAAAAAGTACCCGCAATAAGTAATGACGGACAGATTTCCACTTATAGCCAATCCAACATCTAAACAAATTGAGGAGTTGGCTTCTGGTGATAATTTAAATCTCCAAGGAAGTGGTATTGTTGGTGCTACAACTATAACCGCAAGTAAGTTTGTTGGAACTCTCCAAGGGAACGCAACGAGTGCAGACACATTAAACGATGCTGCAAATATAACTACTGGAACAATTAGTTCTTCTAGATTATCTGGTTATTATGGAATTGATGTAAATAGTGCAAATATACTTACGAATGCTGCAAATATAACTTCTGGATTTATTAGTAGTGATAGATTAAATGGTAATACTTATGATATTAATATTGAAGGTCGAGCAAATCGAGCAACATATTTAAATGATGCGGCAAACATTCTTAGTGGAACTATAGATCCATCAAGATTATCTGGAACATATGATATTAATGTTTCTTCTGCTGCAACTTCTTATAATTTAGCACCAGGTCTTTATGCTGTTGATATTACTGGAAATGCAGCAACTGCCACTACTGCTATAAATCTTTCTGGTGGCAATGTTACTGGAACAAGTTTAAACATTACTGGATTTTCTACTTTAGGTGTAACATCAGTTACAAATCTAACAGTAACCAATACTGCAACAATTGGGTATTCTACAATCACATTCTCTTCGATTGGAATTGCTACCATAGGATTTTTGAATGCAACCAATACTAATGTTTCTGGAATTTCCACTGTAGGATTTTTAACGGCATCCAGCATTTCGACACCAAATGCAAATGTTGGAATTTTAACAGCAAATACATTATCAGGTATTAATACTGCTAGTATTACTAATTTGACTGTTGATTATCTTAGAGCATTACAACTTACGACTTTAGACGAAATCAATACTGGAATTGCAAGTATTGGAATTGCAACTATTGGTTTTTCTTCAATTACGAATGCTTATATTGGTATTGCGACCATAAATCAAATTAATATTAGTACAGGTATACTCACTGCGACTACATTTAGTGGAAATTTAACTGGTACTGCTACAACTGCTACAAACCTTGCCGATGCGGCAAATATAACGACTGGAATCATAGACCCAGCAAGATTATCTGGAACTTATAATATTAGCATTACTGGTGATTCTCAAGCATCAACAGCAACAACGGCAACTAATGTTATTGGTGGTATTGCCTCTGTTACTAATTTAAGAGCAACAGGAATTACAACTCTTGGCACTGCCAATGTGAGTCAATTAAATTCTGTTGGCATTGCTACTGCATCTTTCTTTTCTGGAAGTGGAATTGATTTAGTTGGCATTGTAACTCAACTCACAGTAGGAACTGGTCTCACTTTAACGTCTTCTCAAGCAGTTGGAAAAGGAACAGTTCAAGTTGGAATCAAAACTTCAATTGGTAAAACAATTTACGTTGCTTTTGAAGGTAGTGATACAAACACTGGATTAGTGGAAAGTGACGCAAAAAGAACAATCAAAGCAGCAGCAGCACTTGCATTACCTGGAGATACAATTAAGGTTTTCCCTGGAACTTATGTTGAAAATAATCCTATCACATTAGCAGCAAATGTTTCCGTTCAAGGAACAGAACTTCGCAACTGTATTGTAACTCCACAATCTTCAGGTCTAGACTTATTTTATGTAAATAATGGTTGTCATATAACTAACCTAAGTTTTAATGGTGCTCCCGCAACTAATAATGCATCAGTTGTATCATTTGTTCCACTGTCTGGTGTTGCAAGTGATAGATTTTTTGATGCGGCAAGATTGATTAGACTAAATCTTGATTTCATTGCAGATGAAACTGTTGGATATTTAACAAGCACAGATTATAAAAATCCAGTATTCAATACTGGAATAAGTACAATTAAACAAGGTGTCAAGTCTGCACTGAAAGCAGTGTCTCACGATATCACAAGAGGTGGAAATTCCAAGTGTGTAGGAGCAGGAAAATCATACTACACTGCAGAAGGGGCACTTCAAAACATTGTTGGATTTAAGACAGAAACAATTGATGCACTAAATTATGCTGCTGGAATTGCAAGGTCTTGCATTAATAATGTTTCTTTTGCAAAAACAAGTGGTGGAAATTATCAAACGTATTATACTCAAGTAAAAGATTTAAGTATGCAACCTGATGGTGCATACGGCAATGAAAGTCTAAGTGGTTGTGCGAATGTTGTATCGGCAATTTACTCCTGTGTTGGTGTAGTTACAACAATTATCAATCAAGGTTTAAGTGTCCTTGGTGTGGGAATTAATACGACATATCCTGGAAATTCGGGTCTTGGCACATCAGTCGAAAATGACCCATCATTCTCTCCAGGAGTTGGAAATATTGATAAAGGACCTTATATTCGTAACTGCACTAACTTTATTGCAAATAGTATTGGTCTCAAAGTTGATGGATTTGCAGCAGAACCAGGAGACCAAACTGATATTGGTGTAACTGGTTCGATGAGTGTTGATAGTTATACTCAATACAATCAAGGTGGAATTGGTGTTTCGATTACAAATGGTGGATACGCACAATTAGTTTCCATCTTTACTATTTGTGATGATATTGCAATTTACACTGCATCTGGAGGACAGTGTGATATTACCAACTCCAACTCATCATTTGGTAATTATGGTCTTTATTCAGTCGGTGTTGGTGACAATACAACAAAGTCCATTTATCGTTACACTGGAACCGCAACAACAGAGGCAGCAGCGAGGTCAAATGTAATTACGATTTCTGGTGTTGGAACCAATCGTCCTTATGACGGTCAATCTTGCTACTTTGGAACTTTATATTATAATATTAATACTATTCAAGTAGATAATGGTGGTTCTGGTTATACTGGACAACCAACTGTTACGATTAGTGACCCAACTGGACCAAATGGAGTTGCAGCACAAGCATCAGCAACAGTTGTAAATGGTTCAGTCACTGAAATTAATGTTTTAAATTCTGGTTCTCAATATTTGAATTCTGGAGTAACAGTTACAATTGCAGGACCAGCAGGTGCAGGAACAACAGCAACTGCTTCTGTTTCTAATTATCAACCAATTTATTATAAGGTTTCTTCTGCGACTTTACCTTCTTCTGGTATTTCTACGGTCTCATTTTTACAGACACTAAATAATACAGTTAGTGCTGGAACAACTGTATATTTTGCAAGGGGAAGTTTACAACTCGCATCCACAATTTCATTCGAATACGTTGGTGCTGGTACAAACATTTTTACAGCAAAACCTGCTCTTGGTGGTGTTGTAATCCCTGAAAATAAAGTAGTTCAAATTGACGGTGGAACTGTAACTTATACGAGTACAGACCAATCAGGTAATTTTAATATTGGTGATGGTGTTGTGATTAACCAATCAACAGGTCAAATATCAGGTAGAGATTTTACAAAAGCACTATTCACTACTATGACACCATTTATTCTTGCACTATCAGATTAAGGAGGAGTATTAGAAATGGCAATTGCGGCAGCAGCAGTAAATAATTTTAAAACATATACCAAAGTTGTTGGGTTGACAACTGATATTGTTTACACAGCACCCGCAGGATATGTTGGAGTATTTTTATTAGCTCAATGTGCTAATATTAGTACTAGCACTCAATCAATTAGTTGGTATCATAATCGTGTAAGTTCTGGTTCAACTGTAACCACAGAAATAGTAAAAGATTTTTACATTCCAGCAAACGATACAGTAAATCTATTACCTGGTAAATTGGTATTGGAAACTGGTGATTTTATTACAATCAGTGGAAGTGCAAGTACGACCCCAGCAAAACTTAAGTTTATTACAAGTGTTCTTGAAACCTCAAATCAATAATAGATAAATGGCAACTCCAGGATTTCTCAGCAAGAGAGTTAAAAAGAAATCACAAACTGGTCTTACAACAGACCGTTATGAATTTTTGGGTTTAGACCAAGCAGAACCAGATTTGGGAGACCCATTAGTTGGTATTTCTTCTATTGGTGCAAATCCTGCTCCAATTGCTGGAACTCAATATGTTTTAATTTCTAATAGTGAAAATACTGGGAAAAGATATTGGGTTGCTTCTTCTCAATTGTCTGGTGGTGGATTAATTCCTGGTTCTTTTACAGTATTTAATAACAGTATTCAGGTTGGTGCCGCAAATAGTTTTAATAAGTTTAATTTTGTTGGTACTGGGGTAACAGTAGATTTTGTTGGTGCAGCAGTAACGCAACAAACTGGTATTGCAACAGTTAGAATTACCGTAACGGATTTAGTTGGACCAGGAAATGTAAATTCAATATCATATAAGGCAAGTAATGGACTATTAGCAGGGGCATCTGACTTTGTATATTTGAGTGGAAATATTGGTATAGGTTCCACACAACCAACAGTGCCACTAGATGTAGTAGGTAATGCAAGATTTACTGGTATTATAACTGCCTCTAGTTTTACTGGTAATCTTACTGGTACAGCAACTACAGCAACCACTGCAAATAACGTAAGTTCTACTATTAATATCAATACTTCTGGTATTATAACTGCCTCTAGTTTTACTGGTAATCTTGCTGGTACAGCAACCACTGCAACTACTGCTCTTGGTTTCTCTACAACTGCTAGTATCAATACTTCAGGTATTATAACTGCCTCTAGTTTTACTGGTAATCTTACTGGTACAGCAACTACTGCCAATAACGTAAGTTCTACAATCAATATTAATACTTCAGGTATTATAACTGCCTCCACATTTTATGGAAATTTAGTAGGTAATATTTCAACAACAGGTCAATCATTTAATACTATATCTGTCATAGGACTTTCTACATTTGCAAATGGTCCAATACTAGTAGGGAGAGCAACTACAACAGGAACTGCAACACAAGCACTTCAAGTGGAGAGTGGTGGATACTTCAATGGTTCTGTTGGCATTGGAACTACAAATCCGTCATCAAAACTTCACGTTGTTGGTGATGGTAACTTTACTGGTACTGTTACTGCTACTTCATTTTCTGGTTCTGGTTCCAATCTAACTGATTTGTTATCCAATACAGTATCAACTTCTTCTACAACTGCTCCTCAATATATTGGGTTTGTAAGTGCCACTAGTGGCACTATAACATCTAATTTAGTAAGTAGCACATTAACCTATATTCCATCAAGTGGAAGTTTGGGTATTGGAACCACAAATCCAAGAACACCACTTCAAGTTGAGACTTATGGAGTAAAAACTGGAGTTGGAACATTTGATGCGTCTGTTGGGGTTTCCACAACAATAGATAGTTTTTCTGTCTCTTCTACTGACTTTAAGGTTGCTGAATATACAGTTCATATTGGTTTTGGTTCTTATATTCAGGCACAGAAGGTTCTCGTAACACAAGACCAATCTACTGCATATTCTTCTGAGTATGCAGTAGTTTATAATAATTCATTGATTGTTTCTATTGGAGCAACAATTAGTGGAGGAAATTGCATTCTTCAAGCAACTCCACAAACTGATATTAGTGGATTGACGACTTATAGATTTGCAAGAAATACCTTACTCTAATACTGAAACTTATATTATGTTTTTCGGTATGCTTAGTTCTCAATTCATAAATAACTAAAAAGACCGATGGCAGATAAAAACTTTGGAGTAAAGGGGATAAACTTTGTTGGTGACCCTGGTACGCCAACAATTTCTATAGCATCCTCTACCATCACTTATGCGGGAAATTTAAACCTTAACGCACCTACTGTTGCTATCAGTACAGATGTTTCAATCGGTGGAAAAGTTGTATCAAATTTAGTTGTATCGGATACTTATTCAGTTGGTATAGGAACCACAGTTCTGACTGAAAAATTAAATGTAAGTGGAAATGCAAATATTTCGGGTGTTGTAAGTGCTACTGGTTTTGTTGGTTCTGGTGTTAGTTTAACTGGATTATTAACAAACCAATCATCTGCAATTGATACTGGTGAATATCAGTATCTTTTAGTTACTCCTCAAACTTCTGGAACTATTTCCAGTGTTTCTTCATCATATGATTATATTGCTTTCAATCCTGCTGCAAAATATCTAGGAATTGGAACAAATACACCAATAGCAGGATTGGATGTAAGTGGTACTGGTAGATTTATAGGTACTGTTACTGCTCCAACTTTTCAAGGAACTGCTACAACTGCTACAAACCTTGCAGATGCGGCAAATATAACTACTGGTATTGTTAGTACTGCTAGATTATCTGGAACTTATGATATTAGTATCTCTGGAAATGTTGCAACAGCAACCACTGCTTCTGGTTTAACGACAACTGCTAGTGTAAACACAACTGGTATTATAACTGCTTCTAGTTTTGTAGGAAATCTTACTGGAACAGCAACCACTGCAAATAACGTAAGTTCTACAATCAATATTAATACTTCAGGTATTATAACTGCCTCTAGTTTTACTGGTAATCTTACTGGTGTGGCATCATCTGCAATACAATTACAAACCACAAGATATTTTAGTGTCAGTGGTGATGTTTCTACTGGTTCTTCGGTTGCATTTGATGGAACTCAGAATGTTGGATTGGCAGTAACTTTAGCACTTTCTGGTGTTACTTCTGCAACTTATGGTTCAAGTACTTCTATTCCATCTATTTCAGTTAATGATAAAGGAATTATTACTGGGGTAACAACTAGTGGAATTACTGTTGGAAATGGAACATTAGACCTCAAAACATCTGGAACAGGATTATCTGGTATTGCGACCTTTACTGCAAATCAAGCAACTGGAACTGCAGTTACGTTTACAGTAACATCTGATGCAACAAGTGCCAACACAGCAGGAGCAATTGTTGCTCGTGATGCAAGTGGAAACTTTAGAGCAGGAATTATTACTGCTACTACTTTCTCTGGAACAGCAACCACTGCAAATAACGTAAGTTCTACAATCAATATTAATACTTCGGGTATTATAACTGCTACTACTTTTTCTACTGGTATTTCAACTCAAAATATTGGATTTACTACAGGCATTATTAGTGGTCCAAATACAATTTTTATCAATCCTTATCAAATTGGTGTATCCACAGGAACTGTAAGAATTCTCGGAAATCTTACAGTTGATGGCACCACAGTCACAACCACACAAGCAACCATACAATCAAGTGCTACAACGATTGGAGTTGCAGTTTCAGAAACAAGTAATATTGTTCTTGATGGTGCTGGAATTACGATTGGTTCGACATCGATTCAAAAAACTTTACTATGGAATTATGGTTCAAGTTCATTAAAATCAAGTGAAAACTTAAATGTTGCTTTAGGAAAAGTTTATCAAATTAATGATAACCCAATTTTAAGTTCAACTGAACTTGCATCTAGTGTTGTTAATGCTCCTGGCATAACAACTGTTGGAACATTAAAACAATTAGTTGTTTCGGGCAATACATCAACAGATGCAGTCAAAATCACTCAAATTGGTTCTGGAAATGCTCTGGTAGTTGAAGATGAAACTAGTCCAGATGGAACTGCTTTTATTGTGAGTGCTAATGGTTCTATTGGTATTGGAACCACAATTCCATCATATAAACTTACAATTACCAATAATGCTCTTCCAACTAGTGGTCTAACACATGCGATTGCTGATTTTACTGGCAGTGTAGATGGTTATACTCAACTTAATATAAGAAACTCTCTTGCTGCCGCAAATGCTTCTTCTGATTTGATTGCTACGGCAGATACTGGGTCCGATACAACAAACTTTATCGACTTAGGTATTAATAATAGTACTTTCTCTTCTGGTTCTTGGACGGTCAATGGAGCATTAGATGGATACTTATATGCTTCTGATGGTAGTTTATCGATTGGTATTGCCACTAGTGATACAGCAAAATATATTTCATTCTTTGCTGGTGGATTACTGGCAGAAAACGAACAAGTAAGAATCAATCAAAGTGGTGTTGGGATAGGAACCACAAATCCAACAGCATCTCTTGAAGTTTTTGGTGATTCAAGAGTTTCAGGTATTATAACTGCTTCTAGTTTTGTAGGAAGTCTTACTGGAACAGCAACCACTGCAAATAACGTAAGTTCTACTATTAATATTAATACTTCAGGTATTATAACTGCTACTACTTTTGTAGGAAATCTTACTGGAACAGCAACTACTGCAACTACTGCAACTACTGCAACTACTGCCAATAACGTAAGTTCTACTATTAATATTAATACTTCTGGTATTATAACTGCTTCTAGTTTTACTGGAAACTTAACAGGTACAGCAACTACAGCAACTACTGCTAATAATGTAAGTTCTACTATTAATATTAATACTTCTGGTATTATAACTGCTACTGATTTTAATTCAACCTCAGATATTAACTTAAAAACCAATATTCATCAAATTGAAGATTCACTTTCAAAAGTGATTCAAATTCGTGGTGTAACCTTTGATTGGAAAGAAACCAATCGGTCCTCTGCTGGTGTTATCGCACAAGAAGTTGAAAAAGTATTACCACAACTTGTAAATGGTGAAGATATCAAAACAGTCAATTATAATGGTGTGATTGGTGCTTTAGTTGAGGCAGTTAAGGAACTGAAAGCAGAAAATGATATTTTAAAAGAAAGATTGGACGAAGTTTATAAAAAAGTTTTTGGTTGAGACACTTCTCAAAGTGGCACAGACTCCCACATAAGGGGGTCTTTTTGTGCTAGAATACTAGAGCAGTCAAAGAGTTTTGTTTATGATGATTTCCCGAGACACCCTTTCCGACCTCCGTGAGATGCAAGAAGATATGGCAGAACATTTTACAGATGAGAATTTTCCAATTAGTGGAGAAACATATTGGACGTGTGTAGAGTGTCTTGCAACGGCAAAACTTGCTGAACTTCGTGGTGAACTGAATGAGTTAAATACAAGTATGTAAGATTAATAAAATGAAATACAAAATCACATATGCCTACTGCTGGTACAATGAAGGTAGTATGATTGTGAAAATGTATTTTATCAACGAAGTTCCTTTTACGTTTGATGAACTCCCCCATTATGCGTATGAAGACTCAGAGTTAATAAAACAGGCAGATTTGCAAAGAAGATTTGAACCAGAAGATTTGTATCGTTCTTCTTTTTATCTTATAGATGAAGAAGCACACCCTTGTTTGTTCGATGTAGAACTAGAAAATCCACAAGATATGCCTTGTGATGAATAGTTGCAAAAAATAAAAAAATATGTTAGGATTTACTTTCCGTGTGAAGGAAGTCTTTAAAACCTCTCCTTTGGGGAGGTTTTTTAACGTCTAAATATAACTAGAAAAGATTATAGTGCGAGTAAGATGCCTCTTTCTAGATTAGAAAATTTCTTAAAGAATGCAGAAGGTAATATTCTTTATGTGAGTCCATCGGATTTTGATGCTACTGATAGTTTTGAGAATCAAGGCAACTCATTAACAAGACCATTCAAAACCATTCAAAGGGCATTAATTGAAGCAGCAAGATTTTCATATCAAAACGGAAGAAATAACGATAAAATTGATAGAACTACAATTCTAGTTTATCCTGGAACTCACTATATTGATAATAGACCTGGATATTCTATTACTGCATCAGGAAGTAATGTTTCTTATAAAAAAAGAACAGGTGCTACAACTTGGACCTCCGCAACTCTCGATGAGTTTGGAACAAATACAAATTATGATATTTTAAACACAAATAACGACTTATATAAATTTAATTCAGTTAATGGTGGTGTAATTTTACCCCGTGGTACATCCATTATTGGTTATGATTTAAGAAAAACAAAAATTCGTCCTCTCTATGTTCCAAATCCAGAAGATACTACTATTGAAAACAGTAGTATCTTTAATGTAACTGGTACTTGTTATTTTAGTGTTTTTACATTTTTGGATGCGGATACAACAAAGACAGTATTTAGAGATTATACAGACAATAGATTTGTTCCTAATTATTCTCACCACAAATTAGTATCATTTGCTTATGCTGATGGTGTAAATAAAGTCGTTTTGGGTGGAACAGAACAGACTGATTTGACTGACCTTGATATGTATTACTACAAGGTCGCAAGAGCATATGGTGATTTAACAGGAAGAGGAGTTATTGACTATCCAAGTAATAATGATTTTGAAACTTCTGTTGATGAATACCGTATTGTAGGGTCACTTCAAGCAAATCCTTTTGGTATTTCATCAATTTATGGTGGAGATGGTGTCACTACTCCAAAAAATGTTATTACCGTAACAACTAAAGATTTCTTAACAGGAGATGATAAACCACACGGATTATCTGTTGATAGTCCTGTTTTGATTTCTGGAATTACCGCAGATTCGGCAGCATTTAATGGTTCATTTACTGTAAAAGAAGTTGTTGGTTTAACAACATTTACTTATACCTCTACTGCAGCACCAGCAAACGTAACTCCAGCAGCAAGTGATTACGAAAGTGGCATTGTAACAATTGAATCCGACACCGTAAGTTCTGCATCTCCTTACGTCTTCAACTGTTCTATTCGTTCTGTTTATGGTCTTTGTGGAATGTGGGCGGATGGAGCAAAGGCAGATGGATTTAAGAGTATGGTCGTCGCCCAGTATACTGGGGTTTCACTTCAAAAAGATGACAATGCTTTCTTAGTATATGAGAATGGTGCTTATCAAAGTAATGAAACTTTAGATATTAACAGCACTCAAAGACCATTGCATACAAATGGAAATGCGATTTATAAACCAGATTATGAGAATACACATATTCGTGTATCAAATAATGGTTTCGTTCAGTGTGTTTCAATCTTCGCAATTGGTTTTGCTAAACATTTCTTAACCGAAAGTGGTGGTGATATGTCTATCACCAACTCAAACTCCAACTTTGGTGCAATTTCTCTCGAATCAACTGGATTTAGAAATGAATCATTCGATAGAGATGATGTTGGTTATATTACACACATTATTCCACCAAAAGAGATTGATAATATTGAAAATGAAGTTACTTGGTTATCTTTAGATACAGAAAAAATAATTAGTGTTGCAAATACAAGTAAGTTATATCTTTATAATTATAAGTCTTTAGATGTAAAACCAACACATCAAGTCGATAATTATAGAATTGGTGCAAGAGTAAATGACAACTTAAATCTTACAGTTATTATTGGAACAGCACAAACAACTTACACAACTCCAATTTTAATGACTGTTCCAAGTGGAACAGGTATTTCTTCAAAGAAATCATATACCGTAACAAGAACAGGAACACAAAATGATATTAGCAATAATACATTTACATTAAGTACAAATCATCAAATTTATAATGGTGAAAGTGTAAGGATTTTCAGTGATACAAGTCAAGGACCAGATGGAATTGATGCTGATGTTGTATATTATGCAATTACTACAGGATTGGGTTCAAATGAAATCAAAATTGCATATTCTTTAAATGATGCACTTGCAAATCGACCAATTACAGGAATTAATAATAATGGTGGCATCCTCACGATTGTAAGTTCGGTAACCGATAAGTTTCCTGGTGATTTGGGTCATCCTATTCAATATGATACAACGCAAAACCAGTGGTATATTACAGGGACAACAACAACTGCAACAAATAAAATTTATGATGCAATTGTAAATTTTGGGTCTGCAACGTTAGGAAATGAAACTGCATCGACTTTTGTAAAACGTAAAGTTGATACTCGTTCAATTGAAGATAGAATTTATAAAGTTCGTTATGTAATTCCAAAAGAATTTACAAATGCAAGACCACCACAAGCAGGATTTGTACTACAAGAAACTAAAACTGTTGGTGTAAGCACAATTTCATTTGACAATACATATACTCTTTCTGGTTCAACTCCACCTGCTTATTTGAGAAATGAAAAAATCATCTCAAATGTAACAGTTGGTGCTGTTTCAAATGGAAGTCAAACGGTAACAGCAACAACAGAACTTCCACACGGATTTATAGTTGGAGATAAAGTCAAAGTTCAAAAAATTAAGAGTACAAATAATCCACTCGGAACTGGTTTAACTTCAACTTATAATGGTTCATATCAAGTTCTTTCAGTTCCAAGTACAAAACAATTTACATATCAAATTTCTGGAGTAAAAATTAATCCAGGAACATTCACAAACCTAATCAATGAACGTGACACAAGACAAGAAAGAGACCAATTACCTTTAGTGTCAAGAGAACAATATTCTGGAAATTATTTTATTTACAGAGTAAATCCAATTAAAAATCATGTTCCAGGAACTGACGGTCAAGATGGAATTTATAATTTAATTATTCTTGCATCAAACGTAAGTCCATCATCAATCGTTGGATATGGAATTTCTCAAAAAGCATTTAATCAGGATGTAAGAAATCTTTATCCACAAATTGACCGAGATAATTTTGTTTCAGACCCGACTGAAGCAGTTAGTTTTGCTGACATAAAAACATTAGGTAAAGTAGTTACTGGTGATAAGAAAAAATCAATCACTAAAGAGGCAATCAATAGTTTTATAAGAAATACAAGAATTGGTTTTGGAATTACTGGTATATCTACAAGTGGAATTGCGGGAACAACAATTACCGTTTATACGGATGTAGAACACACATTAAACTCATTAAAACGAGTATCAATTTCTGCTGCTGGTGCTGGTTATGGAAATACTACAATTTATGCATCAAGTCTTACTGGTGGTTCTGGTGCAAATGGTTCTGTAAGGGCAAATTTAGCAGCAGGAACAGTTCAATCTGTAAGTATTGTTGACCCAGGTTCTGCTTATGTGGTTGGAAATACACTCACAGTTTCTGGTTCTCCAGGAATTACACCTTCCGTCAATTCAACATTATCAGTTACAGAAATCAATAATAATGTTGGTGATGGTATTGAACTTTCTGGATTCAATCAAACTGATTTAAATGGTGTATTTAAGATTTTAAGTGTTCCGACATCTAAATCTTTTACAATTTACAATCCATCTGGAACAACTTCTTATAACGAAAATACTAATGGAAGAATACCAACTGCAGTCTTAGCATCAAAAGGAGTTGGAATTACTTCATTCCGTTTTGATACCGTATCAACAGGTATTGTTACCGTTACTACATTATCAGCACACGGATTGCTTTCAGGAAATAAATTCACAATTGTTGGAAGCGGTCATACAATTTATGATAGTTCTTTCTTTGTTAAAGAAAATGTTGGTCTCAATACATTTACATTCTATGTTGGTATTGTAACTCAAACAAAAGCATCAACAACAGGAACTCTTCTTAAAGGTGCTATAAGTGCTAATGCACTTAACTTGACTAGGGGTGAGGAAAATCTTGGGTCAAGAGCATCGTACATTTATGCTGGCATTACCACATCATTAACTACAACACTTACAACTTCTAGTTCTACTGTTGGATTGAGTAGTGCTGCTGGATTTAATCGAGGTGATTATGTTTTAATTAATGCTGAAATTCTTCGTCTTGCAAGTTCTCCAACTGGAAATACATTTACGGTTCTTCGAGGTCAATTTAGCACATATAAAACAACTGCTGAGGTTGGAACTCAGGTTAAGAAGATTGATATTCTTCCTATGGAGGTTCGTAGACCTTCATTTATGAGAGCATCAGGACATACCTTTGAATATCTTGGATATGGTCCAGGAAACTATTCAACTGGTATGCCACAAAAGCAA